TATATCCTGAAGTAGGTTTTCTACATGCAAAAATACCATTGTGTAGATTACCATTGACATGGACACCTAGAACAGCACCAGTGCCAGGCACAGTACCAAAGTCATTCTGATAGCCACTAACCCTACGATAACCACCAGACAAAGCTGGCTCATAGTTAATCATACGTATAGCACTACCCGACATTGCACTAGCTTGTGTAAGGGGGTCAGTATTAGTTACCAATCCACCAGCACATACAGCTACAAATGTATTTAGCTGATCAGCCATTAGATGCCACTCATATTATAATTTCTTGATGTGATCATAGTAGAAGAAACACTAAGAGGGGCCTCAAGTAATAAGCGTCTAATGTTCTTGATACCATCTTCAAAGGCACTCTTATGTAGCTGTGAAGATTGCTCATTGGAACGGAAGCTCATCATGTGAACCATAGCACCATCAACAATAACGTGATCAAAGCGTAGGGGTATAACAGTAGTATCACTATATAATGTAAGATCGTCAGGTGTTTGGTAGTACACGTATTCTACAGTATATGTATCATTAGGTACAGGGGTAACACCAAACTTCTCTTCACTAGTCTGGAACACAAACTTAGGTACAGCAATGCCAGACCCAGTGTTGTTAATATCATCAGAAGGACGGTAGTTGCGGTTATATGCATCAAACGATAAGATAGGCAAGATGCCTGGGGTGTTGATGCTATTCAATGACTTAATGTAAAAGCTTTCCCAATCTACAGTTGAGAAGTTGCTAGGGAAGCTGTACTTGCTAGTACCTGCAGTTAAGGCTTGCTCATAGGTAACTTTAAGGAAGGGCCACTCTTGGCCACGCTGTAGGATTTCCCTGATAGAATTATTGATTGCTTGTTTAGCTAAAGCTTGCATGTTACGTACTGACTCAAAGCCGTCACCAGCTAAGTCAAGAGGAACCTCATTGAGGCGTACTAATACTTTATTAACTAATGTTAGATATGTGCTGCCCATAAATGCCGTTCCTAGTGTTTATACCAGTAGGTAAGTATAAGGGGCCAGCGTAATGCCAGCCCCTCATTAGTTAGATTAAGCAGCGTTGTAACGTGCTGTGACAAGAGCTTCAGGACGAAGGATCTTGCGTCCGTATAGGTGCATACCACGAACGATGTCAGCAAAGCTGTCAGGGTCACGGTAGGTTTCAACCTTGTTGATCTGCTCAGCAGTAGCTACAGCAGAATCATGACCACCAACAATAACGCCGTAGTTATCGTCTTGTGCAGCAGTTCCCGAAGTTCCAGGACCAGTACCAACCGAAGGAAGGTTATTGGAAATGTAGATACGGAAGCCATGCAGGTTGTTCAAGATCAAACCGTTCTGCAAGCCTGAACCACCGAAGTCAGCATTCAATACACGGCTGTCTTCATCTTTTAGCATCTCAACAAACACTGGGTCTAGTACCAACCAACGTCCACGTGAGTCCACGTTTTGTTGATCTAGCAAGCGGCCCATACGTGCAATGATTTGCAAAGGTGTTGCAGTAGTAGTTGAAGCTGCAGTTGCGCCACCAAAACGAGGGGCTACTGGAGTAGAGTCACCAGTTGTAGATGCAGAAGCAGCCGTAGTGATATTACCAAACGAAGCCATGTTCAGTTTGTTAGCAGCAAGCAACTCGTCAGAGCCAGCAGAAGAATCTGCTTTAGTACCATTAACAGTTGTGTTAACAGTATTTGGGCTTCCGTGAAGTGCAGACTGTTTGTAACCTGACAAGTAGCCAAGAACATCTTGGTCAAACTGATCAGCCAAACGATACGCAGCACGATCCGAAGCTAGGCTTTGGAAATTGACATGCGAGTGGGCCTCTTCGATATCATCAACCTTGAAAGCAAAGTAGTTAGCTTTGTCGATTGTTAACGAGAAATCTGCGTCAATGATATCTTGTGGAACAATAGTTGTACCACGTTTGTATGCAGCAACTGCAATTTCAGGCTCTTTGATGATTTTTACAGAGTCACCCATGTTGGCAATATCGCCAAAGTAATCTGAGTTAGTGATAGCTTCAACAATAGATGCTTTGCGGAATGCAAGTTGCACCTGTTTGCTGTAAATAACTGGTGAGAAGTTGCCATTAGGCAAGTTGCCCCAGCCACTAGCGGATTGAAATGCCATTTTGTTTCTCCATGCTTTTCAATACAGATGCAAATATACAATTACTTGTATAGAGGCTGATGGTACTTAGGGTGCGCTTTAAATAGTATCGGCCAACACTATCGTATACGGGCCATGACGGATCAGGTTAGTCTAAAAGACCATTGATATTTGCGAATTTAGTGAGGTTTAGTTTAAAGTGAGTAGGTGCATACTAAATATGGGCTACTCACTTTTATTGTACTACTAGTTATACATAGTATAAACCAGTTGTCAATAGCTTTTATCTAGCATTACCAGATATATCGTAAATAAATTTGCCTGTACGGATAGCGTCCATGATCTCATCAGCACGTTTCTCGTACTCTTGTGCAGACATTTTAGAAACTTGTGACTCACGAATGTGTCCTTTAGAATCATTATCATTTGGTCTGCTACGTTCAGAACGTGTATTCACAGAACGTGCGGCATCTTTATTAGACGAAGGTTTCTTTGTAGTGATGCCACGATCTGCTTTATACAGGTCAATAGCACGGGCAGCGGAACGAGCATCATTTTCATTATCATATAATGCGTCTTGAATCCACTTAGGTTGTTCTTCAGCCCAGTTATGAAAGTCATCGTCTTCACGAATCTTATCAAAGTCAGGGTGCATCTGCATTAATTCAACTTGTGCTTTTTCTTTAGTGGCACTAGCTTTCATTTCATCAATAACTTTAACTCGTTCCTCTAAGTCAGCAGATTGTTCACGTGCTTTCTTAATGGCAATAGTTTCGATGATAGCTGCAACATCAGGGTATTCTTTAGCCCAAGCCTCAATGTCTTGATCAGACTTAGGTAGTTTAATTTCACTCTTAGTGCTACTAGACAGTTGTTTTTCTAGTGCAGAGATACGAGATTGTAATTCATTTTCTTTTAGCTGGGTATGTCTACGAAGATCACCATACCGTTTCTTAAAGGATTTATCTTCAGCAGATACAGGATCATCGTCTTGCTCTGCTTCTTCTTCCTGTCCTTCGCCACGCTGTTTAGCCATTAGCTCTGCAAGTTCTTCTTCTTCACGTTGAATACGTTCTGCATTAG